CGTAGAGGCTAAACATTGATTTAATTTCAATGTCAGGATTTTTCCTTGATAAGCAGTTGTCAAATTAGCCTGGAACATTGGAGCTTGACCCATCAAATCATTAGTAATTGTGATAATGGAATCAGTACCAGTAGAAACCGCAGAATACTCATAAGAGATCGCTACGCTTGCAGAGGCTTGAGCTACGTTAAAGGTATAAACACCTAATGCGCTAACAGAATATTGACCAGCAGCCGGAGTTGCTGCAACTTTAGTCAAAGGGTAGCTAGTATTTGAAAGCAATACACCCAAATCATTAAGATAAGTACCTGATGCTGGGGGAGTTACTGTAATGGTGTAAGTCGTAGTAGCTGGAACGGAAGCTGCAAAGTTTTCAACGGCAGATTTAATGCCAGTTGTAGGAGTGCTGCCAAAAATCAAGTTTGAAAGAATACCGCCAGTAAAGGATGCTGTCTTTGCTTTGAAAGCAAATTTAGCCTTACCACGGCCAATTGCAATCGGGTGCTGACGTGAGCCATAAAGTGTCTTTTCCTCAAAAGAAAAATCACCAGAAATATCTTGCAAGCTACCGAATTGAACGGGCGTTGCATTAGCAACAGCGACACCCGCTGAATTTTGGATTGCTGTGGCATACATAATGCCAGTACCGAAATTAAGCATATAAAGCTCCTATAAAATGCGGGTGGAATCCGCTTGGTTTGTTGCGTAAACGAAAGTAAATAAAACAGTCCACATCGCTTGAATTCCGTCTTCCGTTGGATATTCCGGCTCTAGTAGTTCTGTCTCAAAAGATTGGTGGACAAGGCCGCCGAGAGTGGGGTCTTGTCCGACTGCGTTGGAGATTGCTGCAATGATCTTGTCTGCCTCATGGTCTGAGGAGGTGGTTGCTGTAGCCCTTGCGTGAGCTTCGATCTTCACTTCAAACCGTCTTAAATACGCATTACGGTTAGCAATGTCGATCTTTTCTGCACCAGGCTTATAAACGATGGCGGGTAATTCATTGGAATGTAGGGGGGTAATCCGAGTTCTATAAACATTCCCAGACGGCACTATTCCGGCGGCGATCAATTTTGTCAAAAGCGCCGAAAGAATTACGTCACGATAAGAGTTCATAGATAGGACAATCCAGCCGTACTTAAAGCCCCGTCATTGATTTGTCTAACGTCTTTTACTGAGTAGTTCGTTCCATTGATCGAAACGACTGAGAGGTGTTTTAAGCCAGGTAGATCACCCGTTTTAAAGGTCATCTCGTACTCGGTTAGGACTTGCATATTGCTTACAAATGCGTTATCTGGCTGATCGAAAATAACTAAAGCTGTGATCGAGCCAAATGTGCAATTAACTGCAAAATCTGCAAATAGAAAAGACAAATCTTCGTCAAACATTACTTAGACTCAGCCTTGGTGAATTCGGCCTTAGACACTCTTTCAAGTGAATGGGGAATATCTGCACCTTTTGGCAAATCTAGCTCAAAAACTTCACCCTCAAAATGGACTTTTTGATTACCTCTTTCGTCTAATCTACGAAATTGGAATCCATGACGGACTTGAACTTGCATTTGAATCTCCAAAAATTAAATAAAAAAGAGAGGCCGTAGCCCCTCTTAATTTGTTACGCTGTTAAAGCGTCTGACATTACTGAGAACGATGCGGCATGACGAACGCCGATGTCCAAAGTCTGCATAGCACGCAGCAAAATACCGCCTTGCTTGTACGCTGTAGAGTCATACGGGTTAGGAACGATCTCAAGAACGCCCCACTCACCAACTAACAACTCAGACCAGTTACCGAAATACACTTCGGAAGCTACAGAAGATGTACCTTTAGTTAGGTTTGAACGAGCTTGGTTAGTACGGGCTACTGTGTAACCGTTGATCTCGCCAGGGGTAGCTGAACGCTGACCATTTGGTGAGTTAGTCCACAAGTACTGACCAGTTGTTGACTTGAGCTTTTTCAAAGCGCCAACTACTTTAGCGTTTGTCAAATAAGCAAGGCTGTCATCTGGAGCGTTGGCTGAGGATAATGCTGTTTCGAGATCGATCAAGTTGTCGATAGTGATTGCAGCACCGTTAGTACCACCAACTACAGAACCGATACCGGACTGAGCAGAGATACCTAAAGGCTGATTGCTTGAGCCTGTACCATACAAAGCAGCAGCATCAATACCGAGCGCTAGTTGAGCGATCAGATCGGCACGAACTAACATTTCGATGTCTGGTGTTGACTGTTGCAACATTTGACGGGTAATCATCGAATAAGTACCGATGTGTTTTGGTGACAGACTTACTTTGTCGAAAGTTGCTTCGGCTTCTGTTAAGTTGCCGCCTTCGCCTACCCAGTAGTAGCTAGTCGCAGCAGTTTGACGGGGAATGTCAACTGAACCAACTAAACCGCTTAATACGGTAGCGCCAAGACCCATAACACGGGATTTATTACGCAATACTTCAATGAATGAACCAGAAAGCAAGTTAGTAGCAACCAATGTGCCGCCAGTTGTACCAGAGCCAGCAGTACCCACTGCATAAGAACTACGCTCTGCAAAAGACAAGTTTGTAGGCATATAAAAGCCATCTGTACCTTTGCCCATACGTTTAGCGATGTCGTGAGAAATTTCACGCTCTAATCCAGCTTCTTTCCAATCACCAGACATTTGTGCGTTGATTGCACGAATCATTGAATATGATTCTTTTTCTTTGTCTGACAAGTCAGGAGCAAAGCCGTTACCCAATACAGCAGTTTTGCTTGCTGATTGACGGGTTACGAAATCTAAAGCTGATCCACGAGCTTCTTCGATGCTATTACCATTAGCAATCAAAGCATCACGAGCTTCGGCTGGAAGGCCATGCTTAGAACATAGAGCATTGATTTCAGCAGTACGCTTGCGCTCATCTTGTTGAACAGAGTGACGAATCGCCACCTCATCTACTACGGGTGCGGCCTGAGCCGCTGGGGTTACTGAAGTCATAGACTCCTCCTTGATTGCGGCTGTTGCCGTTGTTAAAAAACTCTTTTGATTGATTACGTTGATTGCGATTTCATTTGCAGATTCGTCACTTGAACGACCTACTCCGACTGTTGCATCGGCTGGAACGGTAACGAGTGATACTTCGTAGGCTTCCCAATCGGTAGCCGTGTAGAGGTCTGTTTCCTCATCTACATCGAACTTAAATACTCGGTACATAAAAGAAGCATTAACGAGAACGCCATCTCGTGCTTGTTGCATAGCCCATTCGCCACGTTCGTCTTTACCGAATCGAACCGTAGCGACTCCCCGATTACCATCAATCGAAATAGACTCACAGATACCGAGCAGATCGTCACGATCATGGTTAAACAAGAGAGGCATCGAGGTTTGGCGAGCGCCTTGACGCATTGCGCCAGCTTTGTGCGATAGGACTTCTTCCCCGTACCACATATCGCATGGCTCTTCGCTTGAAAATGGAAAGCTCATCGTGCGAGCTTCTTCATTTACATTCGGCTTAACTTGCAACGCTCTAAACTGCGGAGCTAGTTGGTCATGTATTTTTGTTGTCATAGGATTTCCCAATAAAAAAACCACCCGTAGGTGGCTTGTTATGTGTTGCTTTTAGCTGACGTTTATCTGCTGAGTTTTGCAAAAGTTATTACTTCAAATCTGACAATTACTTATCTGTCGGATCGTCATTACTTCCAGCATCGGAGGTCGGGGCTGGATCATCATTTGGCTCTGCTTGTGCGCCGGGATCGCCGGGGTCAGCCATTTGCGCTTTACCGTGGTCATCGACTTGCGCTGCATCGGTATCAAATACCAATTCAAGCTCATCCATCAAATCAAGCTCTTGTCTGCGAGCTTTGAAAATATCCTCAGCATCTTGACCGCCAGCAGTATCGGCAATAACGTCTGATACCGTCATAAATCCAGAGCGCACGGCTAATCTGTAGGCTTGAATCTCTTTAGTCGGATCAATCCATGACCAGCCTCGAGGTTTAAATCTCACCGCCTGATATTTCTCTGTATTGGTGTAATAGTCTGGGAGTTTTACTTCTCCAGCTAAGACAGCGGCATCGAGCCACTCCGAATGAATCTGTTTTCTAAAGTTACGGATTAACCAACCTTGCAAGATTCTCCACAAACTGCGGTCATCTAATAACGCTAGGCGTGATGAACTGTAGTTACTTTGTGAATAGTCACGGCTTAATGATTCATAACTGACACCAACGGCGGCGGCAACGGAGCGGAGCATGAAACGCATGAATGGCTCAAGCGCTGCGTTCGGTCTAGTAGGATTAAAGCCCACGAAATCTTCGCCGGGTAATAATTGTTTAAACGTGCCTGGCTCAGAATCAATGATCCGATCCTCGTAAGGCTGTAGATCATTACCGTCTGGATCAGGTGTCTTGATAAAACCAACTACGTTCGCACTAGCACGGGCGGCAACAATTTCAGCTTCGGCATATCCGTGCATATCTTGTAATCTACGGAGTGCTGCGTGAAACCAAGGAACGCCTCTAGTCTGAGGCCAGCGATCCACGATATAAAGGTGGATCATTTCTTCTGCTGGTACACGAATAAACTTAGAAGGCTCAAAGCTACTAAACTGATAATCACCAGGATGTGTTGGATATAACCAGTAAGCGACAGGCCGACCCCATTGATCTTGCTCAACTCCCATACGGATATGATTTCCATTTGGCGCTTTCGCAGAGGTAAATTGATCCATTAAGCGATCAGCTTCGATTACTTCTAATGCAAATGGGATCGTTCCATCACCAAATGGCTGTTTGACTTTACGAATTAAGACCTCACCAGCCTCAACAATCTGAGCCATGATGATGCGTTCTAAGTCTTGAAAGCCTAAAACTCCAGCGGTATGACAGTATTTCCGATCTGTCCACGTCGCCCATGCTGCCTCGATTTGGTTATTGACCTTATCGATCAGCTTACCTTTGGCGTTGGTGACTTGACC